CGGGTCTCAGGCAAGGACGTAAAATTTACTACTGTAGTAATGCCCGTTCTTTGTTGGTATACAGGAATCCAACCTCCCTCCTTCTTTTTTACGAGGCTATTATGAGCAGAAGACAGTACACAGTCAAACTTAGAAGACCCCAGTCTGCGGTTCCACTAATTGAAATTGTTACAGACTGCTTAACTATGCAAGAAGCTATTATACGTGCAGAAGCACGTACTGGTTTAAAACATTTCACTGCATTCCCCTCATAATGGACTCTGAAGAAATCAACTATATACTCTTTGAGTACTTCGATCTTCTTATGGACACGCAAGAACTTTGGTTAGATTATGTGTGGATTAATGTTCCACAACGCTCTGTTTCCCTTCAGGCATCTGATGGAAATATTGAAAAGATAAGGTTTAAGTGGAATGAGGAAGGTGCTGAAGGATTTCAAGAAGTCATCGCAACTATTTGCGAGACTGTACCTGAAGACCAACGTTGTTTTGTTAACAAATGAATAGATTAACTTATGAAGAAGCCATTGAAAACATTGGTTTCACTTTGAAATTAGCATCAAGAGGGACACCATTTGTAGTAGAGTGTCCTGAAGGTAATGTTATTATTTCACCTGTTGCTAATTCTGCTACACAAAATTTTGCAGATAAAGAACTAGAAGGATATCATCAAGGACCACCACCAATGCCAGGAGTTGGTGGACTTCCAAGTCAAACAGACGTAGCGAGTTTCGCTCAACAAGAGACTATGGAAGCAGTTAAGGAAATTAGAACTCGTGGCAATCTCTAGTGCTAGATTCCTAGAATTCCTGTGTCATAAGTGGGATAACTTACAACAAGCACAGCAGTGGCCTAATCAATTTGCACACGTGCATTATGATTGGTGGGTAGAAGGTGCTCATTTACATAGTAGACAATGGTATGATTGGAATGGTCACGTATATCGTGAGAGAACTCATCGACTGGATATCCAGGATGATCATATAAAATTAAATATCAACGAAAGTGGCCTGCACCTCATCTTTAAATTAGATGAGACAGGTCACGGTTTTATTGGGAAGGTACCACCTAACACATACAATGAAAATGGTATACTTATAGAAACTACTATCACATTAGATTCTGCTACCTACACATCATTTGATAAAGGTACAGATAAAGATGGTAATATATTATGGGGTAAAATTCCTGGTCCTTTCGTTTTTAAACATACATAATGCAGACCGATGATTTTCTTCAGGTGCTAGTCAAGCACTGGCACAATCTTAAACAAGCTCAATCTAGTCCAACATCATTTGCATATGTGCATTATGAATGGTATTACGATGACGGTGTTCTAAAAACTAAACAGTGGTATGATTACAATCCCCACGAACCTTATAGACAGAGAGAACACAAAGTCTATGTTAACCGTTGGAATGATGCTATTATATTAGAGACAAATGATGCAGCAGATACTATATGGACTGCAAGTAATAATGGATGGGTAGGAAAGACTGATCCAGATTGGAAGCATCCTAAAGGTTATACTGTTAAGACTAAAGCAACTCTTGATAAGTCAGGAGTTTTTGCTACTGATGATAGAGGTTGGGATAAGGATGGGAATTTACTTTGGGGATCTAACAAAGGACCATTTGTATTTGAACAATGCGATACAAGATAACCTCAGATGAAAGAATGCTGCATAACCACGGTATTGTACTGATGTACTTCATTATGGGTATGCCATTTACTTTTGATGAAATTGACAATCCCTCGTTTGAATTAATTGAAGAATGTGAAGAGAAAACCAAATACACAATGGATGATCTTTATCACATATCACAATATTTGATTATGGAAGAATGTCATCCAATATTGTTTGAGATGTCAGCTCAGTGTGAAGGTGAGGTTCCTTATTAAACCCGCCTTTGATAGAGTTATAAATAAAACTGTACGTAATAGCGAATAGAGTTAGTGGGAACCAAAAGAATTTCACAATTAGACACTCTAGCAGATGGTGTGTTAACAGGAGAAGCAGTTCTTCCTGTTGTTATTTCCGATCCACTGATTCCTAACCGTAAGGCAAAGATTAATCAGATCTTTAAAGGAGTTGGTGCAGGAAGTCAATCACAGCCAGGATTATGCTTTGACTTGGATAGGGACACAGGACTCTATCAAGACGCATATAACGAGTTAGGTCTTGCTTTCGGTACATCAAGTATGTACTATAAGAAGCAAGATAATGCTGATGGTTCTGCTACGATTAGATTCATTGCAGGTGACACAACGTCATCCAATGTAAACATTGATATGAGACCACAGGGTTCTGGTAAGTTCCTTGTAAATGGTCCTGCAGAATTCCAAGATACAAACTTCTTCCTTGCTGACGATCAGAACCCTGATAAGAAAGCGAAGTTTGAAATCTCTGGTGTATCAACTGGAGCTGGAATTAGATCGTTCGCTTTACCAAGTACAGGTAGTTTTACATCTACAACTCTGTTAGGTAATGACACCGCACAGACTATTAGTAATAAGACTATCATCATTCAGGATGGTAACCTACAGATTATTGGTTCATCTAATGCTGGTAAGATAGCATTGTTTGAAACTGACTCGTGGGAAGCACCTGTTACACATATATACAGACTACCTGACTATGGTACTTCAGCATCACAATCAACACTGATTGATACTATTACTGAACAAAATATTAGTAATAAAAACCTTATCAATCCTTCGATATCTAATATTGAGTCTGGTGATCCTAATAACCCAACACCACAGGTTACATTTGTCTCACCTGACGTAACGTCTGATCGTATAGTTACTTGGCCTGATCAATCATTAACAGTTGCAGGTACTGGAGCTACACAGACATTTACTAACAAAGATTACGCTGATCCTCGGTTCGCTGATGGTACTGATATTAGTAAGCGTATTCAGTTTGATTTAAGTAATCAGTCTGGTGCTACAATACTTCGTTATGAATTCCCAAGTACGAACCTTAATGTTCCTATTTCGGATAATAATATAGTTGTAACGACAAAAGCCACTCAGGTATTTGAAGGTAAATCTGCAAAAGAATTTACCCTTATTGATGCTACTAATGACCAAAACCAAGTTAGATTGGTCATAGATAATATAACAGGAACGAGATCAATTAAGTTCCCAGATGCAGACGCTACTCTGTTATCTACTGAAAACGTTGGAACACTAGGTGTTAGCTTTGGTGGACCAATTTCTGCTCCTGACTTTGGTGGCAGACTAAGACTTCAAAATCACTTCGTAGGACTCTGGTAAAACAATGACAGCAGGAATCTTAGCTGCACTATCCCCCGCAGCAACCACAGCATCCGTCCTTTATTCTACTTCATCGTCACATACTGCATCGTCAGTATTGAGTGTGGCAGAGAGAGGAAATAGTGCTGCAACATATCGTATAGGACATAAAGACTATACACAGAAATTAACGTTGGATGCCAATACGTATAAGTTTAGACGTGGTAATCCAATTTCAACTTATAAGATGGAAATAAATCCTGGTATTAGTAGACAAGACGCTACACCAGGTCTTTTAATAGGTTCATCAGACTTAGCAAAGAGTGCTTTTGTACTGGATACTGTTGTTGAGACTGCAACTATCACGAACTATGTAAAAGTTAAGAAGTGTACAAGTCTACAGATTGATACGAACTCAGTTACTGGTACTTTCCAAGGTGGAGAGACACTTACTGGTGGAACTTCTGCTTTAACTGCTACCTTTAGGGGAATAGGAACGTCATTAAACGTAGAAGTTGGTGATATTGCTTCAGGTGATACATCACTTAAGTTTGTAGATGGTGAAGCATTACAAGGTAATCCTGCATACTTTGTATTATCAGACGGTATTACTGGATATAATGCTGAGATCATACTAGCAGGTGCTGCTACTTTCTATTCAGGTACTACAGGTGGTGCTAACGTGGCTGTCACACGTGCACAATTTGGAACTACTGCAGTAGCACACCAATCAGGGCAACTGGTTTCACTTTACACAGATTCTGGTACAACAACTACTATTAACGAAGGTGGTCAGTTCGCTGCTGGAGACACAACTCTAACTGTTACTGATGGTACTACTATAGTTACTGGTACTCACATCAGAATTGGTAACGAAATTATGCTTGCTACTGGTGTTACTGGTAATGACGTAACAGTCACACGTGGTGTATGGGGTACAACTGATGCAGCACATAATGATGGATCTACTGTTACTCCAATGGTACAAGGTACACAAGCATTGATTCAGTGGTTCGATACTTCTGAGACCTTAACTGGTGGTACTACAAACGCAACTGCTCTTACTCAGTTTACTGCTACTTCAAGTGCAGTATATACAACTCAGTTTACTTGGGGTACTGTTGCTGGACGTGAGACAGTTCCATCTCAGTTTAGTATGGATGTTGATCGTACCTATCTCTTTGATCAGTCCGACTCATCTAACACAGGTTTACCATTAAGATTCTCTGATACTCAGGAGGGTACAGGTGCTACACCTACTGCTGGTACTGAATATACAACTGGTGTAACTAAAGCAGGTACTGCAGGTACTGACGGAACGATTGAAATTATTCCAACAGTTAACACACCCGATCCTCTGTATTACTATGCTGAAGGTACAGCATCAGCAGCACCTGATACACAGTATTCAAGTGGTATTGACATCGTTACTGATCCTCAGTTTACTGAACTTTATCTTTATGATGTAGATGGTACTTGGGTGACTGGTGATACATTCACTATTGGTACTGCTACACAAACAGTTGGTACTGTAACTGGTGGTAAGTATGGTTGGGTCGCTGATTGGTCAGGATCTGATCTATATGTGACACTTGGAACTGGATCTGCAGCATTTGCAGGATCTGATGTCTTTGTGGATACACCACGTGGACAGGGTGCTGATAGAGCAAATGCAACTGTCTCTAGTGTAACTGCTGCAACTGATCTTGAAACAAAAGATTATATTTACTATGATGTTGCTATTAGTGCTAATACTACTAATGAGCATAAAGGTCTAGTAGTTGGACCTAATTCACACCTTATTGTTTATGCTTCTTCAGCTAATCTATCGTTCCAAGTCAATGGATTTGAGAACAATGTATCTGATTGGGAAGCACAACAGTACAATCAAACAACAGGATCAGCTGGCGGTGGAGCTTAATCCCTGATGACAACTAAATAAACATAAGAGGATCAGAGTAAATGGCACTAACCCGTCTAAAGAATATCATTACGTCGAGGACTGGTCGTATTATATACGTCAACCCCGACGACTTTGACGCATCAGATGCATATGATAACCGAGGTAACTCGGCACTAAGACCATTCAAGACATTGCAAAGGGCATTTCTTGAAGTGGCTAGATTCTCTTATCGTGTTGGTCTAAGTAATGACGAATTTGACGCATTTAGTATCTACCTATATCCCTCTGAATATGTTCTAGATAACAGACCAGGTACAAACTTATATACTGAAATCACACCGTTTGATGAAAATACTAACTTTGATCTTACTTCTCCTAACAATATCCTATACAAATTCAATTCAACTCGTGGTGGAATTATTGTTCCCAGAGGTTGTTCTGTTGTAGGATCTGACCTTAGAAGAACTAAGATCATTCCGAAGTACGTACCATATCCAACTTTACAAGCATCACTAGGTATTACCTCAAGTAATGAACCTGATCCTACTGCTATCTTTAGGTTAACTGGTGGTTGCTATTTCTGGCAACAGTCATTTTTTGATGGTGACAACAATGGAGTTTACTACCGTTCTGACGTTGTAGATACTATTGCTCCTAACTTCTCTCATCACAAAATTACTTGCTTTGAGTACGCTAATAATGAAGATTTAGAATTATACTATCAGAAGATATCTAAGGCATACGCAACTATTCCTGATACTTCTGGTACTATCGCTCAAGACCAATTACAGGCAAGAGTCGAAGAAAACAGAATTGTTGGTCCGATCTCTGATGAATTCCGAGTATCTCAAATCATCAGAAATGGTCAGACTGCAACTGCATTTACTGTTGACATTCAAGATAACCCAATTAACCACGGATTCTCTGTTGGTGTTGCTGTTAACTTGAGTGGTGTAACAGGACCAACTGAAACAGACTCCAATTTGTATAATGGATCGTTCCTTGTCACGTCAGCACAAGGTAACCAGTTTACGTATCAGATGTCAGCAGAACCAAGTGGTAATGCTATAGGATCTAACGTACTGGTTAAAGTTGAGATTGATACAGTTGACTCAGCTTCACCATATGTCTTTAACTGTTCATTAAGATCAGTTTGGGGTATAAATGGTATGCACGCAGATGGTGCTGAAGCAACTGGTTTCAAATCAATGGTTGTTGCTCAGTTTACTGGCATATCGCTACAGAAAGATGACAGAGCATTCGTACTATACAACCCGTCCACTGGAAACTACGAAGCACAAGCTTCGGGATCTGGTGCACACATTAACGGACTATGTAAATACCGTAAAGGTTGGAGACATAGACACATCTACGCAAGTAACGACGCATTCATCCAGGTCGTCTCGGTGTTCGCTGTCGGATTCGGAGATCATTTCTTCTCTGACTCAGGAGGAGACCTCTCGATTACCAACTCGAACTCAAACTTTGGTAACACTTCTCTCCGATCTAAAGGCTTTAAAGCAGCGTCATTCACGAAAGATAAAGCAGGTCAATTAACACATATAATTCCACCTAAAGCAATCAGTGATATTCCTGAAATTTCTATTAACTGGGTAACATTTGATATTGCTAAAATAAGAGCAGCAGCAGACCCAACTAAGTTATATCTCTATGGTTATACCAATGAGGATGCTAGACCACCAAGTAAGATTCAGGGTTATACAGTTGGTGCTCGTAAAGATGGTCCAACAACTCCTGACCAAATCAATGTACTGTTGATTGCTTCAGGTGCACAGCAACCAACAACTCATACTGCAAAGATTGATCCATCAGGACCTGACGTTACAGGTTCATTACCTGGTTCAGATGAGTCACCTATCAAGTATGATACTAACCAGTCAAACTGGTATCTACAAGTTGATTCTACTAATAATGACATCTATACAACTCTTATTGCTAACTCACAGTATCAGAACCTAGGATTTACTCCTACTTCATTCATTAGAAGAATACCTGATGCAAGAGACCTTAAAGATAGAATCTATAGATTTAGATATGTACTGGACAAGGATGCGTTCCCGATTCCTAGAGAACCCATTACTGGTTTCGTATTACAACCTAGATCATCTGAAACAAACTCTCCTGCATACGACAAGACTTATTATATCTACGAGGTAGAAACATTCCAACCATTTGAACGTGGTGTTGATGATGGTATCTATTATCTCACCATATTGAATGCTTCAGTTTCACCTGCAACTTCAAACTTTGATGACTTTGCGTTCTCACAGTATGCTGTAGATGTTTATCCAACATTTGACAGAGATAACCCACTTGCTGACCCAGCTCCTTCTGTATCTATTGCAGACAATGACATACTAGGTAAGGTCACTACAACTGATGGTGCACAACCACAAGCTAATGAAGATACTAAACTATCAATTAGTAAGGAGACTGCACAGTTCTTCCTATTAGAACAGGAGAACAACTTAGGATATAACACTACTTCTAATACATTGAATGCTGTTGTTGTTACTGCACGTTTAGGTGATGAGGAAGAAAGAAAGATTCCACTCAAACTAAACGCTGACAACTCTGTTGCTCCATTGCTGATTGAGTTACGAAGATACTCTATCCTTAGAGCATCAGGTCACACGTTTGAATATCTTGGTTTTGGTCCAGGTAACTACAGTACTGCATTCCCATCTACACAGGTTGAGGTTCTATCATCTATACAGGTCAGACTATCACAGTCACTTAAGGAAGCAGCAGGTGTTGCATACTACTCAGGTGTTAACAGTGATGGTGAACTGTACGTTGGTAACCAGGTTATCAACCCGATTACTGGTCAGATCACTAACGAAGACATCGCACAGTTGAATGTTGTTGGTGAAGAAGGAACTACCATTCAGACATTCTCTGAGGTTGTTCTTACTGATAAACTAACTGTAATTGGTGGTGCATCTAACCAACTTGAATCTGTATTCTCAGGTCCAGTGACTTTCCAGAAGAGAATCACTGCTCAGGAAAATATTCAGACAATAAAATTGACGTATGCCAACGATGATGGAACTGTACTAAAGCAGAGCTTCCTAGCAGAAGATGATGGAACAGGTCTACCAGATATTGATTCGACATTAGCATTTAATGATGGCGATATTATCTATAACATTGACTGGCAAGCTGGTGATTCATTAGGTTGGATTTACGAGACAGGTATATGGTATAAGTTCGGTCTAACCGATACTACACCTATTACTGCACGTAGATTCTCTGGTGTAACAAATTATGGTATTGGTATGGCACCTGACGCATCCAATAGGATGAAGATTGCAGGTAACACTTATATTAATGGTAACCTAGATGTTACTGGTACATATGGTTGTCAAGATAAATATACTCTTGCAACGGGTATTGCTAACAATAACAACGGGGTTGTATATAATGGAAACGGATCCACTACTGGATTCGCTATTTCTCCTGGACACACATCATATTCAGTGATGGTGTTCAATAATGGTGTTTGTCAGATTCCTGGTGTTGATTATCAGGTATCAGGTAACGCAGTTGATTTTAGTATTTCGACCCCACCTGCTACAGGGTCGGTGATCCATATAAGAGAGATGGTTATCTAAATAGTTAACAAAGAGGGGAGGTTAGTCTAGTATGTCTACCCAGATTAATGGTAATAATATTCAAGCAACAACTAGAGGTTTAGTTGAAGCGTGGAGCATTACCGAACAACTTAATTTACCAAATCTGAACCAAGCACAAGTTACTGCTTTAGGTACTCCTGCTTTTGGTACTTTGGTGTATAACAGCACCGAAGATATGGCACAGATATACAAACAAGATGCTAACCAAGGTAACCCAGGTTGGACAGACGTTGGTGGAGGTGGTCCTGCTCTTGGTGAAGGAAGTATAATTAGAACGAACGGTACAACAATACAAGAAAATATAACCATTGGTCCTATAGCGAACGGTGGTGTAGAATTTACAAACGGATTTACTGCTGGTCCTGTAGAAATTGCTTCAGGATGGACAGTTACTATTGAAAACGACGCATCTTGGACATTACTTGGAGACGACGACCTGTCATATGCTCACTTTGTTGATATTGAATCACAACATATTACTTCAACTGGTAGGTTACACTTTGAAGAAACTTCAGAGCGTATCTACTTCTATACAACAAGTGGAAGTATAACTCACGACTATAATAATGGTAACTCTATTTGGGTAAACAAGAACGGTGGAGGTAACTGGACATTATCTTTAAACAATGTTCCTACTGATGGTGCACACGGATATGGTATTACGGTTGCTGTATATGAAACAGGAGGATCAGGAATTCCCTCATCCATAAACATCAATGGACAGAGTACTAACATACAATGGATAGGTGGTTCAGCACCATCACACGATGAGAAGTGGATAGTTGTATCATTTGCTATGGTACATACACCTAATACTTCTCAACACGCATTCACTGTATTTGGGTCTGGATCTAATTACGCATAATTATGTCAACACAAATTGGTTATTCAGGATTATTAAATAACTTTAGTCATTCCCTAGGATCTAGAGGACCTGGGGGTGGTGGTGGAATGGAGAAGGTGACTGCTGACGATAATGGATCAGTATTTAATACATCACAGTTTGGTAAACAACTAAGATGTCACAGGTTTCAGGGTAGTGGAGATAATAGTCTTTATATAAGAACAGGTACAGGTAACTATATTTGGGTTTGGGCTTGGGGTGCTGCTGGTGGACAAGGTGGACAAGGTGGTAACCACGGTGGTTCAGGTGGTGCTGCATATGCCAAACTTATCTTAGAACAAGGATGGGTAGATTCAGCTCGTTTCCGAGCATATGTCGGAGGTGGTGGCTCTAACGGAGGAGGTTGCTTCGGATGTTGGGGTGGCGGTGGTAATGGTAACAATGGATCAGGTTATGGTTCAGGTGGACGTGGCACACACGCTTCTTGTAGAGGATGCTCTGCAGGTGGTGGAGGTGGTGGAGCAGCAAGTATGTTCTTCTCACCTTGGGGTGTAAATATGAGTCAAGGCAATATCCTGTTGGTCGCAGCAGGTGGTGGCGGGGGCGGTGGACGTGAAGGATGCTCTTCTGCAGGTCGTGGTGGAGCAGGTGGACAGAGAGGAGAGAATGGACAGTGTGGTTCCCAAGGTGGTGCTGTAGGTGGTAACGGAGATACTAATGGAGATGAGTGTGGAAGACCAGGTAATGACGCTTCTGGAGGAGGAGGCGGTGGAGGCGGTTGGAACGCAGGTAATTGTGGAGGAAACCCAGGCTGTGACTGTAATGGAGCAGCAGGAGGAGGTGGAGGAAACAATTGGTCAGGTTCTAACTATGCTGAAGAAACCGAAACTTGGTCTGGTTCATATGGAAACGGTGGAAACTGGGGACATTGGGCAAGAAACGGTGCAGGTGCATATAATGGTGGAACAGGAAACATTACCGTATGTTATGAATTGTAATTATGGAACGAATTAGTAACCCAAGAATAGTGGATCCTAATGATCCAAGACCAGCTGATGAAAACATTCAAGCAGTTGAGTATAATGAAGCAACAGTAGTATTTGATGTTGCTAAGAAGACTGTAGAATCTTCAGGATTTCAGACACTAAAATCTTATGACCCTAATCTTAAGATGAGTGTCAGAAAGAACGGTGAGTATAAAATTTACTTCAAAGACCTAGAGATGTATGTGTGTATCAGCAAAGGAAACGATACACCATTGTATGAGATGAAGTATGATCAAATCATCTGTACAGATTGTCCTTGGTTCGAGAATTTATCATTCCCTAGACTTGATCCTGATACTGACTACATAGTACAGGCTTATGTTAAGGAAGATGGTGTCACTTTAACGTTTAAAGAGACATTTCAAGTAACATCTTGGGAGGATGAGTCTTCTAGAAGAGATTATCCTGCCAATAAAGTTCATTATCATCCAGGTTACTACCCTGATGATGATCAATGGGAGAGAGATCAACCATACCTTGAAACAGGTGAGGTTAGACCAACTCCATAAACATATAAATAGATTTGAGGAAAAACTAAACAGGTAAAATGAGTACACTTAAAGTTGCATCTATTAGAGACCTGTCAGGCATCGGTGGATTTACCCTAGCGTCTGGTAATATTACTGCGAACGGAACTTTAACCTGCAGTAACTTGACCGTGAACGGAACTATGTCAGGTTCGTCTGGTCAGATCGTACCTAGTATCTCAGGACAGTCTGGAAAGTTTCTAACAAATAATGGTTCTTCTATGTCTTGGACATCAGTAAGTTCCGAAAACATTTATAATATGCAAGTATGGACAGGAGGGGGAACTTGGAACCGTCCATCAGGTGTTAAATACATCCACGTACGCTGCAATGGTGGAGGTGGTGGTGGTGCTGGACACGGAGAGTCTGGTGGTGCTGGTGGATATTCTGAGCGTGTAATGAGCGTCGAAAACATTTCTTCAGTTGGTATTACAGTTGGTGGAGGAGGTGGAGGTACTTGGTACTTCAACCGTGGTGGAGACGGAGGATCCTCATCCTTTGGACCATATCTATCTGCTGGTGGTGGACACGGTGCTGCACGTAACAACTCTCACTCAGGTGGACTAGGACGTAATGGTTCTGGTGGAGACTTGAACATCTGGGGTGGTGGTGGACAATCACACGCTGCTCACGGTGGTGGAACTGGAGGACCATCTCACTTTGGAGGATCAGTTGCTGCTGGTTGGCCAAATGGAGGTAACTTCTCACATAATCACCAAGATCACTCTGCTTATGGTAGTGGTGGATCTGGTGGACACTTTGGTTCTTTCCGTGGTTCAAACGGTAAGTATGGTGTTATTACTGTTATTAACTACAAATAGGGGTCACCAATGAAGAAAGCATTAATGGATTTCAATGGATACGTGGCAGACGTAGTAGATCCTGGTGAAGAATACACACTATTCTTAGGTCGTGGTTGTTCTCAGATGTGGGTCAATGCACCTGATGACGTAGCAAACACTTGGACACTAGAATGGTCACCATCTGCCAATGATATGATATGGGTTCAGCGTGTAGATACATATGCTGATCCTGCTACAACTCGTAGAGTTGCATATGGTGAAATTGGTCAGCAATTAGATATGCTATACAAAGACATCGCAGCAGGTAAAGATCTTGCAGCGGCTGATGCTTTGTGGTATAATCACGTTAAGACAGTTAAAGAGAATACTCAAAGACCATCTGATGTAGAAGAACCAATGGATCCAGCTATGACAGAAGAGGAAATCTCTGAGTTTATGTCAGATGCTGTTGAACCGTCTGTTGATAGACCTTGTAAGATCTCAACACAAGATAATCCTTGTTGGGAACGCTATTCAAATTGGGGTGGAGCATACGTAGAGCCACCTACCTAACTCATTATGAAATTTAATAACATCTGTATTGTCGGAGGTGGCAGTGCAGGGTGGATGACAGCATCAGTGCTACTTAAACATTTTGAAGGCACTAAAAATATTACGTTGATAGAGTCTCCTCTAGTCGGAACTATAGGGGTAGGGGAATCTACAACACAGCATTTTAATACATTCATTAGGTATCTGGAACTCGAAGATAAAGAGTGGATGCCAGCGTGTGACGCAACATATAAGAACAGCATTCGATTTGAAAATTGGGGTACTGACCAACCGTGGCAGTACCCTTTTGGTTCTTATGATACTAATATTCCACCCTTAGACTATTATATTTGGAAGTACCATAGACAACCATCTAATACAACATTTCAGAATGTATTCTCTAATGCTGCTGTAGTATCTGAACAGGGAAAATTATATACACCACACATAGACACGTTAGTTGGTTATCATATTGATGCTACTAAGTTTGCTAAGTATCTAAAGGATAGATTTTGTATCCCACGTGGTTTAAATTATATTAGAGAGACAGTAGATAGGATTGACACGGAAGGAGATAATATAACAAAACTAACTCTTGATGATGGTAAAGAGGTAACTGCTGACCTATTCATAGACTGCACAGGATTCAGAGCAATTTTGATGAACCGCCTGGGAGTACCCTGGGACGACTGGAGAGACGTGTTACTAAATGACAGTACGTGGTGCACAAGACGGGAGTATGTTGATAAAGAACGGGAACTTACGAGCTACACACGTGTCACTGCACTGTCAAGTGGTTGGGTCTGGACTGTACCAACTTGGTCTCGTATTGGGACAGGTTATAATTTCAGTTCAAAGTATCAGGATAAAGCCTTTGCACTAAAGGAGTTTAAGGCACATTTAGGTTGTCCTGATGCACCTGATGAAGATTTTAGATACTTACGTTGGCCAACAGGTATGAGAGACAAGATATGGGTGGGTAATACAATAGCAATAGGACTATCTGCTGGTTTCATTGAACCATTAGAATCAGGTGGTCTGTTCTCAGTACACGAGTTCTTATTTAATTTCATACAGTTTGCTGACCCTAAGAGAAATACTATATCAGGACTACAACGTGACTGGTTCAATGCAGCGTGTCACGTCAAGTTTATGACATTCAGAGATTTTGTCGTACATCATTTCACAGCAGCATACAAAGACGACACACCATACTGGGATGCTGCAACTTCAGTACCATTCCACACATTAAATAATATTGACTGTCGTGATATACCAACAACATTAAATGATTTGTTTATTGGTATGCAGTTTGTGATGGCAGGTCTAGGTTATACTATTATTGGTAGGAAGGAAGTTATGGATATGGAAGCACATTATGATCGAGAGTTTGGTGGTGACTTCCTACCTATCTTAGATGCTGCTGTAGAGAAGAGAATCACTGAAGGAAAAGAGATCGCTGCTTTTATGCCAAGACCGATTGACTATTATAATGATGTCCTATATAATACTGACGGTATCAATTAGATTATGCAGGTCAATAACGTTGTAATTGTGGGTGGTGGATCATCTGGTTGGATGACCTGTGCTGCCTTGTTGAAACTATGCCCTTGGGTTAATGTTGTACTTGTGGAGAGTTCAAAGCATAAACCTATTGGGGTTGGTGAATCTACTTTAGGTCATTTCAATAAGTATCTTGATGCTCTTGGTCTTGAAGATAAAGACTGGATGGAGTATTGTAATGCAACCTATAAGAATAGTATTCAGTTCACAGATTTTAGAGAGAAAGGGACAACCTTTCAATATCCATTTGGTAAGTATAAGTTAGATAACACTGCTAATGGTATTGAAGATTGGTTTGACTTACAGAAGAGACATCCAGAAGAATATAATCCAGACAACAAGTCATTCTCTCAGTATTATAATCCTGAGAACGATACACTTGTAGCAAATAATAAGCAGTGGAATAGTGCTCAGACTCCAGAAGGATATATGGACTGGGATAACTATAATTTCCAGACAGATACAGCATATCATTTAGATGCTGAGAAGTTTGGTGAGTTCCTAAGAGATAGAGTATGTTATCCTTGGATAGAGAAGAACAGGTTCACACACGTAATTGGTGAAGTACGTGGAATGATTAAAGATGTAAAGAAAGGTGGATCTCCTGCTGCATCTAACAGAACGATTAACCAGTTGGGTGTAAGACTAGACGCAGATAAAAAGCAAGTAGGAGTAACAGGAGATTTATTCATTGACTGTACTGGATTTAAAAGTGCACTCATTGAAGGATTGATGAATGTATCATTCAATTCATTCAAAGATATACTTGCAAATGATAAAGCATTCTTTGCACGTTTACCTTATCTTGATATAGAACAACGTAAGGAAATAATGCACAATGTGACTGATTGCACAGCAGCAGAGAATGGTTGGATGTGGACTATTCCATTATGGGATCGTATTGGTGTTGGTTATGCTTGGTCATCACGTTTTGCAATGGAACACGAGACAGAGCAAGAGTTCAGAAACTGGATTGAACTTAAGTTTGGTCTACAACCTGATGAGTATGAGTTATCATCTATTGATATAAAGCACGGTTATAGGCAGAAAGCGTGGGAACTTAATTGTCTTGCTATTGGTCTATCATATGGATTTGTAGAACCATTAGAATCAACAGGACTATTAACTACACACGAGAGTATCCTTAGACTGGTTGACATACTCAATAGAAGAAAGGGATACGTCACAAACATAGAGAGACAATGGTATAATTATTGTGCACAACGTGAAGTAATTGGATTTGCTAAGTTTGTTGCTATGCACTATGCACTATCAATGAGGACTGACAATCCATATTGGAAGTGGTGTACACAACGTAATGATTATATGGATATTGAAACTATGCACAGTGGTAACATCAAGGTTAATGATAACTTTGAAAGGATGGGATCTATATTAGATCACGCTGAACCATTGAATGCTAATATGCACGGTATGAACTATATTGCTGCAGGTCACGGATTACAATTAGGTACAAGATATCTAATGGGTAGTGAAGAGAACGAGCACGCAATAGGAGTCAGTAAGGTGACAAGAGAAGAATATATTGCTAACGTTAAGAAGTTCGTTGAGTCAGATGATTGTCCGACTCATTATGATTACCTACTTGAAAACATTTATGGGGAAGACAATGTGGAATATCTTCCGTAAGAAGAAACCTTGGATCAGGTTCTTCTCACTTGAACCTGGTTTAGCAGAGAACTATCCACTTATACCTGCATCATCCATTAAAAGACAATGGAAGGATAAAGATCATAGGGGTAGAAAGTGTCCTTTTATGGGCACACAAAATGTTGCTAATTGTCCTGGTTTAAAACAAATCACACGTATGGGTTGGGTGGTAACCTCACCTATGGATTTCAGGATATTTACTCAAGGTGATGGTATCTCTTATAGATATGAACAGGTAACCAATTTTATGAGACACTCCAATTTTATTGGAGACCATCCACCTGAACAAACAGTTCCTTTATTGGAAGATAAAGAGTCAGGGTTCCCAGAGGACACTCTTGCTCACGTTATAAAACTTGAAACACCTTGGAGGGTACGAGCTAGTGATGACATTGTATTTTTACAACTCCCAGTGTATTACAACAATGAAACTAGATTCGAAGCAGTTGCTGGAATGTATGACCCAAGATTTGCAATGCAAGTCAATGTCCAACTCTTCTGGAAAGTCATTGACACAGGAGAAGAAGGAATCCTTGTCAAAGCAGGAACCCCCTTAGCACAGTTTGTACCTGTGTTACGTGAACATATAGAAAAGGATTGGTATGATTTTGTTCAAGAACCTGCTGAACAAAAGGACTGGGATTTAGAAAACTCATTCAACTATTCACTAGCAGCAGAGTATTCAACTGAAGATACTGTTACTAGAAAAATAGCAAGAGCAATGAGAGCAATTAACTATCACTCTGACGGAATTAAAAGATGACTATTGATGAACTGATACAAAACTTCCACTTACAAAAGGAAGAACAATCTAAACTGATTGAGAAACTTGATGAAGAGTTTAGTAACAAGAAACTAAATCCTTATGGTGTGACTACTGTTGATTTTCAGCAGAGATCTGAAGCATATAGTCAGAGATCAAGACTTGAAGGTGCTATCGATGCACTGTTTATGGTAAAGCGTGATATAATGGGAGATGACGGAGAAGTTCAGATGCCATCATTCGAACTCTCTACCGAGGAGGATGATAAAATAGAAACCATAGGACAACGCACGGAGGACTAATGTCAACATACCACATATACCTTAAAGATCGTTGTCTATTCAAAGACCTTGATGATAATGAGTTTAAAGTTATATGGGGTAGGTTATATCATTCCTATTGGGATGACTTGACATATTCTGAGGTTAATGAACCCGCTAACGATTTAGAACCAAGTTATTAATTATGTCAGTTTACAGAGATTATGAGATACGTATCAACCTCAATGAATTAATTGAGAAGCGTGTCCCTTGTTGTGATCTATTACATCCTGATCATTGCTTCTCAGCAGATCAGATATCACAGATAGCACACGATATTAATATGGATTTAGACCTGCATCCTGTTTATCATCAGATTGATGAACATATTATGAGATATGTAACAGCAGCAGGAATAGACAACTCAGAACATTGGGTTGAAAAGAAATTACCTGACCTTAAGGATTAATTATGTCACTCAAAGAAGCAACGTGGGAACACCACAAAAGAGCAGAAGAACAACCATTTGTAGGTATGATGTTTGGAGGTAAGTTACATCCAAAATCATATGCTATATTCTTATACAATCAGATCCAACAGTATGATGTATTAGAGGACACAGCATCAAAGAATGATGTACTAACAGGACTAGAAGATATCAATAGATATCCTGGTTTAGTTAAAGACTTCCAAGAATTATGGGGAGAGTATGGTGGGGAAGCAGAGATACCACCAACTTTAGAAACAACCAACGAGTTTACTAAGTACATTCTGGAGATTGATAAAGATCCTAGTTCAGATAGTAAACAAAAAAGATTGATGGCACACATATACACCAGACATATGGGTGATCTGATGGGTGGACAAATGCTTGCTAAGAAAGTACCAGGTTCTTCAGCAATGTATGAGTTCGCTAACCCTGATAAACTTAAGGGTGCTATTCGTGCTAAACTAGATGATTCAATGGCAGATGAAGTAAGAGTTGCTTACAAGTTTGCTACAAGTACATTCAAGGAGATGCTACCTTACGCAAATGTCAAAGAAGAGTAATGACACAAATTTCTGGTCTAATTGGATAAATTATGAAACTCATCCACCAACCCTTAAACGTCTATCCAAAAAGGTTAGAGAAGAGACTGCTAAAAGAGTTAAGCAGTTAAAGGAGAGAGTGGATGAGTTTAATAATAACCCCAGAAAATCCTAAACCAGTTGAGTACATTCCAAATTATGTTTGGAGACTCAACTATGATTTTGAGTATGAACGAGGTGGTTCATTACAATATGATATAGGATCATTATTAGATACAGTTAGAACTAATTCAGAACTAGAGAGCAACAACGCATTTAGTACAGCGTCAGCATCACTAGAATCTTATGCACCCCATAATTGGGAGTGCTTACAAAAGTTCTTCTATATTATTCACAAACAGTTAATTCCAATTTGGGATCACTGGGGTTATTTTAATTGTCACATCACACCACGTGAGTCTTGGATCAATATCCACAAGCGTGGTGGAATAACAACTGAACATTTACACAGTCCCTGTCCTATGGTATTGTCTTGTTATCTCAAGGCACCACGAGGATCAGGGAACTTTTTAATTAGAGATCCATTAGAGTATCATCGCTTTGGTTCTCCACAGGTACCAGAACAAAATCTCTGGAGAGAGATACCAGTTCAAACAAATGACATATTGGTATTTCCTGGTTGGTTGAAGCACGCAACACAACCAAATAATACTGATGAAGATCGTGTAGTATTATCAATCAATTATGAAGGTCATTAACAATCTGCTTCCAGAATTATATGCAGACAGAATTCACGAGATGATGTCAGGAATAAAATTCAACTGGCATTTTTTAGATGATATAACATATGCTAATGAAGGTCCACATCAACGAGGTACACCAGGATTTGCACACCTATTCTTTGATGAACAAGAGGGAATAGAATCAGAGTGTTTAGATTTTGTATATCCTATACTCTTACACTTTGTACCAAAGGATCACAAACTACTCAGGATTAAGGGAGGGTTGCTTTTAAGTACCAAAACAGGTTATAATAGACCACACGTGGATTTTAATATACCACACACTACAGCACTATATTATGTGAATGATTCTGATGGTGAAACCATATTCTTTGATAAAAATGGTACTATCACAGATAAGGTTAAACCTGAGAAGAATAAACTCATTATTTTTGATGGTTTAAAGATGCACGCATCGAGTTCACCCACATACGCTAAAAATAGAATTGTGATTAATTTTAATTATGTCTGTCCTGATTAACTACTATCAATACGAAGGTGCTGAGAATGTCACAGACATACTAAATTCACCTCTATCAATAGATGGTGTTGGTATTGAACCAGAAAGAACTCTGGATACAATGCCTAAGACAACACCATATTTGGATTGTCCTGCATTTACTCATAAGACATCACGAGAGTGGATAGTATATGCACCTAAAGATATCACACTAGAGATTGACAATGATAATTCACAAATAATATGTAAGCAGTTAAATGCTCAAGAGTTAAACAGAACAGTACAGGTACAAAATAAGAGAGCACCAGTAACAACATTACAGGTGTGTATGCCTATGTTGATATGTTGGACAAAGAATAAAAATATATGGGTAGAGGTTAAAGATTATCCACTCACTTCACTTAATAATAATTTCACAGTAGTTCAAGGATGGTTCAATCTATCATCGTGGTGCAGACCAATATCATTTGGATTGAATATTGTTGACAATACTAAACCTGTTATCATTAAGCGTGGTGATCCAGTATATAAAATAAATTTCATTGAAGAGGGTAATCTCAATCAAGAGTTTAAATTTGTGAAGGCAATGCCACCTGAAGATCTATTAATCCAAATGAATAAGAGAGTGAGGGTGAAAGGATTCATCAACAATTTAGCAAAGACTCTTATGTTTAAACAATGTCCATTCAAATAAACTATCTACAATATGAATCACCAGACTGGTCACTTGATAGAGCACTAGACTCATCATTGACCTTAGATGGTGTTGGGTTTGAACCTGAGAGATATTATGATACATTTGATTCTAGTAAAACAATATATCATTCTTGTCCTGCTTGGCAGCATAAAACCAAACGGGAGTTTGTGATACGGGCACCTAAGCATATTGAATTAAGAATGAATAGAAAGGAACAGTATCTTGAGTCTAACTTAGGTGATCTGTTTCATCAAATAATACAACCACCACCAAATTGGGAAGTAGATCAAACATTTCAAATACATATACCTATCTTCTTAATGTGGACAAGTGCTAAGAATGTATGGGTAGAACAGAAACAATGTGCTAGTAATAATTTTAAGATAGTAGAAGGATGGTGGAATTTATCTGATTGGTCACGTCCTATTGGATTTGCTATTAACTTTATAGATGAGTCTAAACCTATTATAATTAGAAGAGGAGATCCTATATATCGTATAGCATTTTATCAAGAACATAACCATAATCAAAAATATGATATGGTTAAATCTACACCAACAAGTAAGCAATTACGTGATGCACAAAAGAGAGTAGATACTAAGAATCTATTTCCTCGTATCACACACAATCTTATTTTTAACACGACTAAATGTCCTTTTAGATTATGGCAGAAATAGTACCAACAACTATTATTGATAGATTCTTTGAGACACCAAGTTTAGTGCGAAAGTATGCACAATCACTTGAATATTATCCTTGTACTGAACATCCAAACAAAGGGTATTGGCCAGGTAAGAGAACTAAACTCATACAAGATTTAGATCCTGTTTTTCACGAGATTATATGTAGAAAGATAATTAAATACTTACCAAGTTATCGTGCATTTGAGATAGCAGACGCAGCATTTCATATTAGTACAGGTGAATGTGGTAGTGGATGGATACACACAGATGACGACCATTTAGGAATTGGTGGTGTTATCTATCTTAATCCAGATATGACTGAGGATAGTGGAACAACAATATATGATGTACCTGCTGGTGCTGAAATGCAAGGATATGAAGAGGAGTTTCATAAGGCAATGGAAGCACAAGGTACTGAAGCGATTGCTAACTTTGATAAGTATAAGAAGGAGTGTAATTCATATTTTATAGAATCTATCAAGGTGCAAGCACGTTACAATCGTGCTATACTATTTGATGGACGTAAGTATCACGGAGGACAGAATTTCTATGGTTCTACATCTGATGATGCAAGACTAACTCTAGTATTCTTTGGGAGAGGAATTAATGACTACCAGTCATATGAAGCAAGATTTGAAGGTTGATACTATATGTGATGGCAAATTATATGTCATTCGTAATGGTTTATCAATCGAGACTTGTGAACAATTAAAAATAGAATATATGATGATTAAGGATGTTGTCGAAACACAGTATTCGGGACCAACTTCTGATCCTATAATGCCAGGTGCATTTGCAATGTATTCACCAGTATGTTTTGAAGCAATGGGACAACACATACAACCACAGATTGAACAGGTGTTAGATACACAATTACATCAAACATTTAGTTATGCTAGAGTATATGTTAAAGGAACAAATTTAGTAAGACATAGAGATAGAACAAGTGGTGAATGGGTTGCTAATGTGTGTATAACAAGAGACGAAACTGATTGGCCCTTGTACTTAGAAATGGAGGGTAAATCACATCAAGTTTATATGAATCAAGGAGATATATGTATCTTCCGAGGACATAAAGATTTCCACTGGAGACCCAAGTACACAGGTGAGTTACAGATACAAGCATTTGTATCTTATGTTGATGCAAATGGAAAATATGCTAAGAACAAATATGATGGACGACCAATGTTATCAATGCCTTGGGAGTCAGCAGCAGACTTCATTAAAGAAGAACAAGCATTAATTAACTCATCACCCTACTACACATAATATGAAGTTCACAGTACAGTCACCATTTAAGACACAATTCAATAATATGCAAGACGTTATTGTTTTTGATGATATAATCCCACCAGTATATCAGAATTGGTTAATAGATTGCATTAAGAACCCTGATCTCAAGTGGATGATTAAGGACAATGCAATTAGTGATTTATTTTTAGGTGACCCTCGCAATGGATATTGTGCATTCCATTATCTATTTGAGTGTGAGCAAGGTGAGTTGTCAACATTATGCAACGCATTTATGCCACTAGCATTACAGTTCAGAGATAAGTTAAAGGCAGAAGCATTGCTTAGGATGAGAGTGAATCACGTACCTGCTTGGTGTTCTAACATCATTCAGTTACCACACGTTGACAGTTATGTACAAAATGCTTGGAACGTGGTATATTATATTGATAATTCAAATGGTGACACTATTATCTACAACGAGAGGACACAAGATCCCCAACAATATGTTGAGTTAGTTAAACAGGACAAATTCACAGAAATGACACGAGTATCACCTAAGAAGGGTAGAGCAGTGGCATTCAAGGGTGATTTATTTCACTCATCAACAACACCAGTAGGTACTTGGCGACCTGTTGTTAACATCAATTTGGCAGATGCAATGCCGAAAGACCCACGTTTAGCATACAATCCAAATGACATACAAAATTAAGGAAGGTGAGGACTGGGTACTGTACAGATCACCAGTTGTAGAACACGAGCAAGAAGAAATGCTACGTCAATTAGGACGTGGTTATAGATTATTTAAAGAGACATTTACTGGTCTTGATAGTTCATTAAGACAAGAAGGGTTGACTCTAGGTGCATTGCCAGAACTATTTGACAGAGAGGATTTAAAGTTAGATAGGGAGCAGTTGGATAATATGGACGCTAACTATTCTGGTTATCGGTTTTATAATCTATTCTCATTAACTGCACCATCACCATTATTTTGGTTATTGCTACAAGATATAAGGACAGTAGTTAGAACACATTTGAATACTGATGAACCATTATGGATGCAATGTTGGGTTAATATGCACAGACCAAATGAAGTATTAAATTGGCACGATCATAAGTTTGATTATCACGGATATGTAAGTATTGACCCAAAGAATAGTATAACAAAATTTAGAGATCAGCGGGGACCTTTATATGAAATAAATAATGAAGTTGGTAACATTTATTTCGGACCAGGTTGGGAACGAATGCACAAAGTATGTGTTAATGAAGAATACGAAGGTAATAGAATTACCCTAGGATTTGATATAGAAACACGAGGTGACTTACCAGACGACCAGTTCTCTCTTATCCCTTTATTGTGATGTTAGGAATCAAGACACAAATATTAAATAGCGAGAGCAAAGACATCTTGCGAAAGTCACTTGGTATGTTTATATCTAAGACATATCAATCACATAGTGAACATAGGATAGATGATAAACAACTGCACGAGTTACTGCATACTGTAGAGGAAATAACTGACTTATTATATCTTAAGTACGTTGAGACATAAAATAATATGTCTATTAATCTTTTCCTTGCCAACGCTATCCAAATAGAAATGAGAAACATTCTTAAATCTCTTGAACTAGGTAACTACATCAAATTTAGAGGTGAGACTGGTTACATATCATTTGTATGTGATGATTATATTACAATGTGTACTCACGAGACTGACGACCCAGAGGCAAGACACGGAAAAAAATTCTGTAATGTGCTAATATATAATGGAGACTGGTTGGACATTGAAATAGATGAAAGTCTATTCCCTCGCAATGTCAGAAACTATCACGGAAAGATAGTTGAACATCCAGGAAATGACCTACTACCACCTATTGAAGAAAGATGATGATTAAAGCGAATCCAAACGCAACACAAAGTGAGTTTGATGGTAAGGTTATCATCCCTTGGATTAACCTTAACCTATCAAAGAATGAAGCAGAAGCATTATTAACTGCTTTACAACATTTTCCACTTGAATTACAATATGCAAGTGAGAACATCCACGGAGTTAAATACTCTGACATTTACAATACTATTAGACAGGAGGTTGATGATGCCACCATTGAGGAAATTAGCGAAAGTAAGACCAATTAGTGATCGTGCTAAGTTACAGTTCGTTGAAGCAATGAACAGTAATAATATGGCAACCATTGAAGAGCGTAGAGAAGATGGTAGGACATTCTTATCATCTAATCATAATCACGACTTTTGGTTTTGGTCAGACGGATCTGACGATCCACATTGGAGGTTTGATGAGGTAGTATGACTGATATGAAAGCAGGTGATTCACTCAAGGTTGTCGTTGATGACAATGGTAAAGTATCACTTGAGTATGACCCTAACGACCCACATTGGAGTTGGTTAGGTCAAGCAACAGATGAACAAATCGAAACATTCATTCAACTTGCTAGAGAAGATTATGACACATCTAGATAGGGTTATTCGTAACCTCGAAAATGAGTTAGAACAACTCAAAAGAATTAACACAATGCTTAAATCAAATGAACTCAGAGAAGTATTTCTCAGATCTGAAACACGAGTTGGTAAAGATCTTGATGCACTCGACTTTGATTGTTATGATAATCAGACTAGAGGAGCAGAGATACAAACAAATGCTATAATGAGTCCACAACCCTATGAGCACTCTAAGCACTACTACGATTATGACCGTAACCGATAGCGAACTCAACTTCATTGAACAATTATTGAGTGGTGGGTATGAGTACAATTCACATCACCATTGCTATGAGCGTGTATGGACTACAAATGATGGTAAGGAGTCCATTATTGAACTGTATCTAAAGGACAGTAATAGTGATGACTGGTTACACAAGATGATCGGATATGATGGTAGTATATTCTACCAAGAGCGTGTGACACACGTCTAACTGCCACACACCACTAGCATTTTGCCTTGTTTGCCTGTATGATGAATACAGTTAAGCAAGGCATTTGAGTATCACACTAAGACCACACCAGAAAAGAGCACTCGAAGCAATGGGTGACAATGATAAAGGACAGATCATTGTGCCTACTGGTGGTGGTAAAACAATGATAATGATACAGCACGCTATCAAGCATTTTGAAGAGAGTCCAGTACCACAGACTATAGTTGTAGTTGCACCTCGTATTCTATTGGCACAACAACTATGTACTGAGTTCACATCATTGATTGATGCTGATGTGTTACACGTCCATAGTGGTAAGAATGATTATAAGAATACTACTGACTCTAAAGTTATTCAAGAGTGGGTAGATAACAATACAAATAATATACTAATCTTTACAACATATCATTCTCTTCATAAGATATGTGTATTGGATGATGTTGATGTAGTATATTATGATGAAGCACATAATAGCACAACTAAATCATTTTTTCCTGCTGTTCAGGAGTTTAGTCAGAGAGAATTAACTAAGGACTATTATTTCACAGCAACACCTAAGTATGGAACTAGATCTAATTTCATAGGTATGAACATACCTAGCATTTATGGTGAAGTAATAGAGAATGTTACTGCTAGTGAATTGATTGACAATGGTTCAATTATTCCACCAACTATAGTACCATTTGATGTTAATGGAACAAGGACTAGACAGAATGCTCACGAGTTTGATGTAGATGCAACACTAGACCTACTTGATGAGATAGATGATAATAAAATGACCCCTAAAGTGGTTGTCAGTATTGGTTCTTCTAAGGTTCTTCAGTCAATGTTAGGTAGAACACCACTATTACAAGAGTTAAAGGATCGTGGTTATGATGTGTTACACGTCACTAGCAAGTTTGGTGCATACGTTAACGATAAGAAAGTATCAAGGACTCAGTTTATGACCACACTAAATGAGTGGGGAACTGATGATGATAAGAAGTTTATCGTATTTCATTACTCTATACTATCTGAAGGTATATCAGTTAGTGGATTGACTCACAGTATTATGTTGAGACAGTTGAATCTCATAGAAATGGCACAAACAATAGGTAGAGTTATAAGGATGGATGCACGAGACAAGGCAGATATTAGTTCAAATAATATTAAATCTGGTCAAGTACAGTTCTATCGCAAGTCAACTGGTTATGTTTGTGTACCTATGAGCAGTAAAGCAACACTAGCAAGATTGCAAAGAGTAGTGGATGACATATTTGTTAAAGGGATACCACCACTTCCTCTATCGTATAAATAAATCAGGCACAGTATTAAATGGAATTTAACAATGGCAACTACTCAAGTAAATAACTGGGCAGATTTATTACTTGCACAACTATCAGCGAATGCTAAGGCATATAGACTCAAAGCAGTAAATGATAGCATTGCAAGAGTAAGTGCTCAACAAGGAGCAGCAGAATATCGCTTCACAAATAAGAAAACCAAGATCGAAGCGGATGACGCTAGTGTCACTTGGACATTTAGTAAAGCGAATGCAGCAAGTGGTGATGATGTAGTAATATCAGCAACAGCACCAGTTGATAGAGGTGGACATACTAAAGTATGGGGAATAATAGAAGGCACAAGTGGTGATAATGAAGGATATGTAAGGAAGTCAGCAAGTGACCCTTATGTGGATGCCAATTCATTAGGTGACACATATCGTGCAGCATTCTTTGATAAGGTTAATCAATTTGGATGGGGATAATCATATAATATGTGCCACTCAACAAACTGTCTAACATTAGGTTGCTAGGCAGTTTTTTTGTGTATAATAAGAATGTTGAGGGATATGTGGTTCCTATGCCCGAAACATCATCTGCAGTAACTGACTATTTGTGGGGTTATCCTACTAAGATATGGTCATCTGCAGTAACTGATGTAGTAGGGGTTCAGGTGTAAGCGATTCCCATAGGTTAAATTTGGACTCTTGGGTGAAACCCATTACAGTTAGTCCCACTCTCTCAACACTCAATTATATGGAGATTTGATGACTTTACAGTTTTTAACAACAGTCTTGAACAACTTCTGTTCAAACAATGGTTTACCATTTCAGTCAGCAGACGACTTACGTCACAACTATCAAATTACTCTAACAAAATATCAAGAGAATTGGTTAGAGCAATATGGTAAGGTGTGGGATATCGTAGTGGAGAATGCAGACTAATGACTATTGAAGAATACAAGGAACTCATAGCACAAGACACATTAAAAATAGGTGTCGAACTTGAAAATGTGACTGATGAGTGGTATGATGAAGAAGGCAACCTAAAAGAATAATATGAAAGATACCATATTATATGGAGATTGTCGAGAGACTCTCAAACAAATCGATAGTAAGGCGAGGATGTGTGTAACATCACCGCCTTATTATGGTTTAAGGAATTATGGTGATGAAGACAATCAAATTGGATTAGAGCAATCACCTGAAGAATATATTAAACAATTAGTTGAAGTATTCAGGTTAGTTCGTGATGTGCTAACGGATGATGGAACACTATGGGTTAACATAGGTGACACATATTATAATTATAGGTCAGATGGTAATTATCCTAAGCAATCAGTATCTAAGACTAATCAAGATTTACCACAGTTCACACCAGTCAGAGGTAATAAATTTGATAATTTAAAATCTAAGGATTTAATTGGCATCCCTTGGATGTTAGCATTCGCTTTAAGGGATGATGGATGGTTCTTACGTCAAGATATTATTTGGCATAAACCTAACCCTATGCCCGAAAGTGTAAAGGATAGATGCACCAAATCTCACGAGTATATCTTTTTATTATCAAAGAATAAGAGATATTACTATGATAATGAAGCAATCAAAGAACCTGCTAAGGACTGGGGAACCAGAGACCGCACAAATGGCAAGTATCACAATAAAGGAACTGGACTGCAACCACATTCAGGATTGACTAAATCATATCCTATGAAGAATAAAAGAAGTGTGTGGTCAGTCACGTCTAAACCTTATAAAGGTGCTCACTTCGCTACTTTCCCACCTGATTTGATAGAACCTTGTATCAAGGCAGGATCTTCACATAATGACATAATTCTAGACCCATTTATGGGTAGTGGCACAACTGCAATGGTAGCAAGGGAACTGGGTAGGCATTACATAGGATGTGAGTTACATAACGACTATTCTAACCTAGTTCAGAAGCGATTAGGACTGTTCCAATTCTCAAACTGAACACATTTACACCCATTTGACTCATACATCATTATAATAAGGGAGTTCAAACGATTTTATTGATCTATGCCAACTGCAACTGCTACTCAAGCGACTACAACACCACGCAAGAGAGCAAGACGCAAAGCAACAACCACTTCAAAGACTGTCACAAAGAAGGCAGCAACACCTAAACTAAATAAGGTAGTTGCAATTCCACAAGTGTCACGTCCACAAGTTGAGTTGATTTCAAGAGATCAGTACATTCAGGACATCAAAGCACGTTGGTCAGTACATCAGTATGAGATCAACGAACTAGGCAAGGATCTCAAATTTGGTTATGAGTATCTTGTCAAGCAATCAGTTGTTATTATTGATTATTGCAAGAGTTCATACAAAAGAGCATTCAACTAGACCACTTGAATTACTGACACACTAGCACCCTATATGGGTGCTTTTTAATGTAATATGATAATAGTTAAGGAATTTTATGAACAACTTCGCTGAGTTTATTGATTACTGTATGTCATTCTACAATGATGTTGATGGACTCTATCCTATCGCTAACCTAACAGAAGAAGAGTTAGCACTTGCAACTCTCAAGTATCTTGACCTATGTGCATCATCCGATATTGAGTGGGGTGATGGCGATTCACTTGATCGTGAGCGTGTTCGCAACATAGTCATTGAGTCTAGAGCAATAAAGCAAGGTGGATGGATAACAGATGAACCAGTTAGCAAAGTGTCCACAAAATCACCAAACTTACCAAATTTCGTGTAATATAAGAATATGAACAAAACAATCACACTTTCAGATCAGCAACATTCACTTCTATGTGATCTATTCTCTTCAATCGCTGATCTAGACTTGCAAGAGCATTGCGAGGACTCAACAGAATTCGATTCCCTATGGGATGCAGTTATTGACGCTAAGGAGGTCAACTAATGTCAGTTTTACATCACGAAACACTATTAGAGACTTGCTATGATGAAGCGTGGATAGACTACGCTAAAGAGCATAATCTAACATTCGATCAGTTAGATGCACTAGATCAGAATTCTGAACTAGGTTATTTACCTGAAATTGCAAATGAAGCACAAAAAAGATTCGAGGAGTTATGCCAATGAGTTACACCAAAAATGAAATCGCTCTTGAAACATTTGTTTCAAATGTCAATTCCTTTTTCTACTACGTTGGCGAGGATGATGATTTAATCCCATTTCCACGTTATGAGATCAGAGAGAGACTTGACAAGTATGTAAGTCAATTTATGAAATCAATCGAAGTAGAGGGGGATGACGAATGATAGTTAACTTTACAGCATCCATTGTATGTGATGATGAAGGAGTAAATCCGCTTCATTTATGTGAAGAAATTCAAGCATACTTAAACTCTAATCATAATGAGAGTTACATTGAAACTAAAGTGATAAGTTATAAATTAGAAGTTGATAAACAAGTCCCATTCTTTTATCAGGAGGAGTATTAATGCACACATTTAATATAACATTTGATGAACAATACGAGTTCATTAAGTTATACGATATACTCAGAGATATGGACTTTGAGTTAACACCTAATCAAACAAATGTGTTTGAAAAAGTATTAGATAGCAAATTTATTAACCCCACGGAGGTATCACAATGAGACAACTAACTTCACAACAATGGGATGAACTAATTGAACAGTATGTTCAGTTACAAGTTGATAGTATGGATTTCAAATCTATGGAAGCATTTGTTAAACAAACTATCACACAAGATTTAAGAGAAATTGAGTCTAGAGAAGAGTTATGTGATGAAATTAAATATTCATTTGATGAGGAAACTTTAGATGAGTTAGTTGATAACGTAACTAACCCAACTGTACTTGACATTAACAACAACGGAGGTAAGTATTAATGAGAGAAGATTTAATGCCAGATGGATTCAATGGTGAAATTAACTACAATGATGACGGAACCATTAATCTTAATGGTAACATCCTAGAGGAGGATTTAAGAGTAGTATCAGAGATAATATTTGATACTATATCAAATTGTGGTCTATTTGATGACTACGCTAATTTTTCATTTCAAATCAACATTAAACCAGAGGAGGAAATTGACAATGATTGAATTATTTGTTATTGTTGGAGGTGCATACGCTCTTTATGTGTGTGGAGTTGCTATTGCAACAAATTTAGATTATTACGAGGTTAACAAACGTGATTAGGTTTATTTTTGGATGTGTGTGCATCTTTTTGGGTGCTAACATTCTAATCAATGTTATGAATAGCACAATGGTTGACAGTTGGGAAGAGAGGAACAGGACACTTCAAGAACTGACACAACCAAACCCCATTCAACCCTAAAATCAAGTATATTAATAAATGTGGGGGGTGGTTCGATTCCACCACTAACGTGGATACGAAGATCTAGGTCTAAAGATGCTTAGACCATTTGGTCAGTACGGTCACTAAGTGACGCAGGATGCAATTACTAGGTCATTCCCACACTTTAATTTCACAGGAGTTTTAATGAATTTATTTGATGCAGTTCCAACAGTTGTAAGAAACAATTTTTCAGGATATGACAGAGGTGATTCTATCTCAGTCAAGGAAATTTCCAACACAGTCAACGAAGTAATTGACCTATGTGACAACTTTGACAGAGATAGCATCAAAATAAACACCTTTAGAAATATCCGTCTTATGGTCTCAAATGCAGTTGATATGCTACTAGATGACCCTATTCAATTCAACGAGGTAATGTTCTAATGAATGTTATTATTGAAAAGATGCAATCACCCGAAGCAAAGTATCAACAACTGTTCGAAGCAATGTATCAACTTTGTGACGAAAATAACTGGGGTGACCCTTTCAGTTATGCACGAAGCAGAGAGATACATTTAGCGAGCATACTTGGGCACCGAGTTAGTGATACTTTATCAGGTGCAGATGCCTATGATGAGAATAACTTACCAGTTGAATATAAGTCAACTATTGGTAAGAAACTCACAGCAACATATAACGGCATAAGTGTACAAAACTCGTGGGAGGAACAAGTTAACTATCTTAGAGAAGATAAGATCGGTAAGTATCACAAACACTATTTTGCTAGGTATCACTTAGGCAAGGTAGTTGAAATTTGGGTTATGAATGCTGATGACGTATTACGCATTTTAATTGATAACCTAGAGAGACAATTTAAGACAGTTGGTAATAAGAAAGACCCCAGACTTGGGTACACTATTTCTAACAAACTCATCCAACAATTTGGTACTAAAGTATTATGAGCATTGAACAATTAAACCCAGAGAGAGAACAATCCATTGATCTTATTGCTGAAACTTATTACAATCGTATGAAAGTTGCGGTTGATAATGATAACCCACGCAATGCAGAAGCACTATGTTTAGAATACTTAGTGGACGGAATTGACCCCGAAGATGGTAACTATTCCTGGATGTTTTTACAACATTTAGAGAGTTTATTTGAGTGATTACAGTCCTTAAGTATGACTTTAAACTGCTTAATCTGTTCCCTTAATTAACAATCAAATGGCAGAATCCATCCTTGAAAACAACTCTTATCTAGTTGAATTATTTGATGAATGTGTTAATGGTAATGACATTTTGGCATTACTTGATGAACTCTACCCTAGTGTAGACTAATTTATATTTAGTCTATGACAATTAAATAAGTGGCACAGAACCCCTGATATCAGGGGTTTTTTCCTTTATAATAGGTACATACCAAACAAGGGAATTGATTTTATGAGAAAGATTGAAGCAGCAATGAACAGAGCAATCAGAAGCAGAACAAACTGGAGTTCAGGCAACACCAGAGTTGAGATCACACCTGAAAATGACGCTCTTGTTTATCTTCATTCTAACCTTATTGGTAAGATCTCTCAGCATTTTGTTAAACTATTTGACGGCGGATGGCAGTCCAACACTACGAAATCACGTTTAAATGCTATTTTGGATGAATTTCATTATGGTAGCGGAGTATTTCAAAGAGATTGGACTTGGTACGTTAATTTACAAATAGGAGGACATATTCCTTTCTATTCAGGTATCGAACTAAACCACTAATTGCTTGCCCAAAATGTCACAAACTAATTACAAAATGACTGAAGAAACTTACAAACAACTTTGCAATCCTACCCCAATTATTAAGTATTACTTCTTAATAAATGATCGGGTTAATTATAACAAACGTTGACAGGGTTGTAAACTATGATATATAATGAGGGGAGTAAATAACCCCTCTTTTTTATTACAAACTCGTTATGGACAATAGTAACATTTTATCGGATGATCTTTCAACCATAAGTGATAAGAATGAATGCACAGTTTATGGTATGTTTATGACACCAGTAGGGGTAAAATCTCTCACTAATCATCAACAACATAAACAGACTATTTTAGATTATATCAGTAAATTGTCGCCTGAAGATGTCACAAACTCTTCCAGGAAAGATATAAACAATGGGGTGCTACAATTAGGTCAATTAGGTTTACTTAACCTAGAACAGTTCTTAACACTTAAGGAGGACATAATTGAAGCAGTTGTTGATATAAACTCTAAATCACTATGTTATGACTTAGGAGACAATCCTAATATAATTGATGATACTTTAGAATTGACAAATAAAGGAGGAATGTATGCACCACACGAGCAAAGTAATTGCCTTTATAGTGCAACTTATTTTGTAAATTGGGACGTTAATTTACATTCACCATTACAATTTAAACGCAATGTAACATCAACTCATTACCCAGTTATTCAATACAATCAAACACAAATTACCCCTTTCAATATGTTAGATGGAACAGTACCAATTACAGAGGGTTGTTTATGTTTATATCCATCAAATATGGTGCGAGGGTATCAACAAAACAACGAAGGTAATAGAATCTCATTAACATTTAACATTGGACTTTGACCCCTTAATTATCATTTAACGCTATGAATCCCTTTAAAAAAATTGATAACGATACCTATCAAGATGATGCTGGTATTTTATACAAACCTATCCCTAATTACGAGGACTATTTTGTATCTAACGAAGGACAGATATATTCAACTAAGTGGGGAAAATGGAAGAAATTAAAGATACATTTAAACGAAAATGGATATAGACGTGTTACTTTAAGACAAAATGGTAAGACAGTTGTTAGACGTTGTGCACGATTATGTGCTCTTGCTTATCATCCAGGCGGAACTAATTTGCAGAACGTTATTCACATTGACAAAGACAAATTAAACGACAATAGTAATAACTTAAAATGGGTATGAGTTAGTGATACTTTTCCACAGGATTTCCACAACTAAGTAATATTTTGTGGATTAAATAAATGGTTAAATAAACATACTTTAGTGTTTTATATTGATTCTCTTAAATGTTATAAACCCCACGAGGAATAGCAGAGTTAGGAGTATATATAAGAACGGAACAGTTGTCAACACATAGAGGACACACATATTTGTGTCACAAATGCTTGACATTTTTCCACAATTCGTTTATACTAACTGTATGAACACTAATTAACACAAATTCGCTCTAATTTCCAATGGGAAGGACTTACAAACGTAACGACACGTATGTATCAAATAGACCAAAAAGTTTGAGAGAAAAGAGAAACAAATCAAAGCGTAATAAGACGCTTGATTATAAACAATCCAACTCACAATCATTCCAGGAAACTAACACAAATGGACAACCAAATTAAACCCACTAATAGTAAAGAATGGGTGAAATATATGCTTGATGATAGTGACAATCAAGACGCTAATCTGGTCGAGGTTAGTGATAGTTCATTTGGAGATTTGGATCTTGACTATACACATTCCCAGTAAATATGCGATCTATTTGGATCTATTAGACGAGGGTAATTTACCCCCTGATGAACAAATAGACCTGGCACAGTTCTTAATAGATTGTGGACTAAATGAGCAGTTGCTTCAGTATCAACAACTATGCGATTATTTCATTGCGGAAGGGTTATGTTATGACGTGCAATATGAGGAGGAAAGTATTAACAACTTGTAGCATCACTATCTAACACTTAGTGAGGACGATTGTCTACACTAATTAACACAAACCCGTAGCGTTACTAATTGTTAACAACTCACTTGCAATTAGCACCACTATGTGTTAAGAATTAATTACGATTGCACTCACTAATTAACATTTTGCTTATATTAATTTTTTTGATAAAGTGTAACCTACAAAAGTATAGGGACGAGTATATTATTGAAATCGCAATAAATGGTACCTAGATATATAAAAAATTCCGCAGGAAAAAAATGACCAAAAAGGTTCGCAAGAAATTAGAAGACCAATACTACCACTACCTAGGTAGAGAATGGTCTAAGACTAAGGGTGGAGGTTGCTTCACCCTTCTTTATGATATGGGGAAGGACATTGGCTACCACACCTGCAAAGAAGACTACAGTTTCACCGCCAAAGAGTTCCTCAAAGACCTGTGGGAGGCAGAAGGGTGGTCTGTACTGAAAACATCAGAGATGGGAGAAGTATTTGATATAGACGATCTGCAGAAATTTGATATATTGGTGATGAGATTGGATAAACGTCTCAATCACTGTGCTGTATACCTAGGAGAAGGTTACTTATTACATCATCTAGCATTTGATGTCTCAAAGATAGAGTCTGTTCAATCCTATATACCGAAGACACTGTATGTAATAAGAAAAGATGCATAGGTTCACAACAAAAATCCTTGAGGATGACCATACAGGGGAACTGTATGTTATTCTACCTGATGAAATATTCGCAGAGGCTGACTTAATGGCAGGCGATGAGGTAGAATATAGTGTAGATAATGAAACTATTCTTCTGGAGAAGACTTCTAATGAGTAACTCGCTAAATGATTTTACTTTACAAGAGGAAAAATTGTGTTATGATGCTGTTAGGTATTATCAGATGAACCACGTTGGTCCTTTTAAACACGCAGCATACGAGACTTGCAACAGCATTCTCAAAAAACTCGAACACACACAACCCTATTATAATGAGCAAGCAGTCGGAACCGCAGACTGAATGGACTGCTACGTTCACTAAGGAAGAACGTCAGTTAATATGCAACTCTGGCAAATGGTGTTTGTTATACAAGGCTGAGGTCTGTGGTGGCAAACCCCTTGAAAGGGTACAAAAGACTTGGAGAAGTATAAGAGCAAAATTGGAAGCTGGTGACGATTTCTTAGAGTAGTAAACCCTTTATAACCCCTCCCCCGCCGAGCGACGCAACATTATGGAAATTATTGATAGATTCTTAGATCTGTATGAATATGAACATCTAAGGACTGCTATGGAATCTGATACGTTCCCGTGGTACTATGGGCGAAAGACAAATCATATTGCTCAGATGATAGATCCTGACTTAATAGCCAAGGAGAAGTACAACTGGCATATGTTTAACTTAATGTACTCTAATGGGGTTCCTATGACCCCTGAGTACGACCTTATACTAGGATTAATAAACAAGATTAAACCGAGGGCAATTATACGAGTGAAGGCGAATATGACTCCAGTTGCGGATACTGTCCGTGAGTTTGAAATGCACAATGATATAAACGATGATAAAAAAGGGGAATCAAAGACCTCAATCTACTATATAAATGATAACGATGGTTTTTCCTTATTTGAAGATGGTTCGAAAATTGAATCAGTAGGGAACAGGTTAGTAACATTTCCTGAGTCTATGATGCATTGCGGAACAACTTCAACTGACGAAAGACGTATTGTAATAAACTTAAACTATTTTTAAAAATGCAAATGGATCGTTGTGTCATCTGTGGCACCACTGAGAACCTACATCATCACCATATTATACAAAGAAATTCGAAACTAGCCGATGATATGATCGGTAAAGAGTATGAAGGTTCTATTATAGACAGGGACTGGATTGATAACCACCCTCATAACCAGATTACAGTATGCGTCCCACATCATAAGTGGGTACACGGTTTGAGATATTCATTAAGAGACAAAGCTTGGTCTGAAAGTGTTAAAAGAGGTCAAGCAAAGGCAAGAGCAGAAGGTAGATTACCTGGTGCACCTAGACTTGCTGATGATAAACGTGATATGATCTATAAGATGTACGATGAAGGAAAGAAGTGGAAAGAGATCCGAGAAGAAGTTGGAGTAGGTTATAATAGTATATCCAAATGCTTACGGGCTAGAGGAAAACCTCTTAACCGTATTAACCGTGAATTCAATGATACTTATTGGGACGGTAAAGCAGACCTATGGTTTAAGGAAGAACAAGAAAGACTGAAGAAACCACGTATCAAGCGTGATTTCTCAGATTTAGCACTATTAAGTTAATTATGGAAATCCCTGAATTTGAAACGTATGAGCACGAGTTGGAATGGAGGTTTGAGAGGATTGCTGAATCCATCAAGACTCTTGCCAGTAAATCACAGTCTCACGAAGCGTTTTTAAAGCGTGGAGCAGAGATGATACAGTATAAGATACCTGGTCAGGACAAGTATTCTAATCTAAAAGAGGTATTTGACGATCTATATGACCGACTAAATAAGTTGGAGGTACATTACCTAAATGCCAGCTTACCTGATAGAGACAGGACGTAGTTATCAGAATCCCGTAGATTCACACGAATACTCCCGTTCATATACAACTGAAGATCATCAAGCATTTGCCCAGTTCGGTC